TGGTGTCCGATATACACACTACCGCCACCTATGTATTGGTATCCACATTGATAACCAATCATAACAGCGTTTGTTGCCGCTCCACACAAGTATCCTGCCTGATACCCCACACACACATTATTGTTGGCAGAACTGGTTGCTCCAGTGAGTGAACCAATGTACGTGTTTTGTGAGCAAGTTGTGCAATCAAGTCCTGCTCTACGACCGATCATGGTATTCGCGTCACCTGTGGTCAATTTATCACCAGCTTCGGCACCATAGAGAGCATTGTAAGTAGCTCCAGCGGCAAGAACTCTACCGCATTCCCAGCCCATGCACGTATTTGACGCTCCAGGAGTCGTAGATCCAGAACCACCAGACGATATGCCCAGGAATGTGTTTCCACTACCTGGAGAGTGGAGGTAGAGACTATGACCGTAGTAGAGCTTGTCGAAGATTGCAAGTTTGTCTACAGCATCAATGAATCCAGCACTTATAATTTGTAGATCACTACCATCGAAGTGAATGTAACCGTCGTCACCGGCTCCAAAGTAGAGCTTTTGACTATCACTATTTAACTTAACGTCGTCACCAGCAGTAGAAGTTTCAAGGTAAGGGCCTGTTGCATTACGATCCCAGTAACCACTTCCTGCTGGCCCCGTTGGGCCTGTTGCTCCCGTCCCAGTTGGCCCCGTTGCACCAGTGGCTCCAGTGGCTCCCGTTGCCCCGGTTGAACCTGTAGCTCCGGTAGAACCAGTTGGTCCCGTAGCTCCAGTAGAACCAGTTGCTCCAGTTGGGCCTGTCTGCCCCGTTTGGCCTGTAGCTCCTGTTGGGCCTGTTGGCCCAGTAGCTCCCGTTGGGCCTTGAGGGCCAATGACACCTTGAATGTTGATAGGAGTTTCAATGTGCGAAGCATGTTCAGAGCCTTCGTAAACGAAGTGAAGAGTTCTGTCACTTCCAGACGTAGTTTGGCCGTAGACTTTGACAACAATTCTATCTGTTGCATCTAATGCAATGTCCGAAACTTGCATATATGCTGTTTCAATTTCAGCAACACTAGTGTCATTCACTTCGTCGGAGGTTACGTTGAACAATTCTGTTTCTGTCGTATCTGTTTCTCGTTTGAAAACACGATAGACGAAGGTCGATACTCCCACCACCGAATCAACGTAATGATACATGTGGAAATTCCAATTACCCGCAGGAATTTTCTCGATCCCTGGATCGAGGGCAATTGTAGCGTAAGGATCAATTATGGTTTCACCGTCACCGGAGTTGATTATTATGCTTTCGTCGTCTTCCGCATTGAATGACGGGACTCTCAATAGACTTTCATACCCGCCGCCAATGTCAGAAGCGTCTGACGAGAAGTAGTAAAGTTGTCCTGCTTGTGCCCCTTGTGGGCCAGTTGCACCTGTGGCTCCGGTTGCTCCCGTTGCTCCTGTTGGCCCTGTTTGGCCTGTCTGCCCCGTGGCTCCAGTTGGGCCGGTTGGCCCTGTTTGGCCGGTTTGACCTGTGGCTCCAGTTGGCCCAGTGGCTCCTTGTGGCCCATTGAGAACTGGAGTTATGATTGCCGAAGGATAGCTTGAGTGATTCAAAATGGTCTGAACATTTATGTCGGTGACGCTATCGGTCAGACAATAGAGCTTGAAAATGAGCCTATCGTCAGCAGCTAAGGTTTCGTTTGACGTATGAGTGTAAGTCCATGTTTGTTCAGCATAGGAAGTGTCGTTAATGTCAGGCGAAGCCGCAGAAGTCCAGAGGAGAGTTTCAACGTCGCTGGTATCCACTTTGTATAGCTTGGCCTTATATTGAGTGGTAGCAGAGGTGTCATCAACTTTACCCCAGATCTTGAACGTATAGCTTCCCGCTTGAAGGGTCGTCAGATTGGGATTCCCCGGCAAGCTAACCCAGCCACCAACTGCCCAATCTCCGTCACTCACGTTTACGTTGCGGTCGATCAGAAGAAGGCTATCCTCGGGGAAATATTGTTCCATATCTCGATAGTCGGGCATTGGAAAGGGATCAGAACCAACAATGTCGCTATCGGTTTTGTGTAGGTAGTATGTATTGCCAGTCCATAGTGCCCCTGTAGCACCCGTTGCTCCTGTATCACCAGTTGCTCCCGTGGCACCCGTTGGCCCTGTCTGACCAGTTTCGCCAGTGGCACCCGTTGGCCCTGTTTGGCCTGTCTGTCCGGTGGCTCCAGTTGGGCCGGTTGGCCCTGTCTGACCAGTTTCGCCAGTGGCACCTGTTGCTCCCGTGGCTCCTGTTGGCCCTGTTGAAGCTGTACTTCCAGGAGGGCCGGTAGCACCTGTTGGCCCCGTGGCTCCTGTCGGGCCGGTTTGACCTGTCTCTCCTGTAGAACCCGTTGGCCCAGTGGCTCCTGTCGGGCCAACTGGTGTAGAGTTCAACGTGACCTTTGGACTTAGATAAATATGCCCACCACTTGCTCCAATGGTTGCGGCGGTTTCAAACGACTCAACCCACATGAGTTGAGTCGCCGCGTTGTCGATAACTGCGTAGCCATAAACCGTCACGGCCTCTTGGATCGAAAAATCTCTTTGCGGATACTCCGTGAACGTGACACCGGAAACGGTCGAAGTAGACCAGTTGGCCCCCGTCAGCGTCTTTCGCGAATAGCCTGTCTCATCAACTTCCGTCAGGTCTGCAAGGACGGTCGTGACCGAGAGCGTCACGTCATTCTTGTAAAGGATCAATTTATAATCTTGGATTGAAGTAAGATCTCCAGCACCGACAAGACCTTCCAGTAGGGTAACACCCGCAACATTTGTGACAACTAAAGCCATAGGAACCTCTTAAAATTTCTACCATTATTTAGTGTGGTGGAGCCAAATCGCCTACGGCGATTTGGCTCTCTCTTACTTAGATAGTTATATGAACAACGACGAAATAAAACGGTTGGCAGAGGAACACAACATCAAATACCCAACGCTGAAATGGCGATTGGAGAACGATTGGCCGTTGGAGAAGGCTCTGACGGCCCCTGTCAGGGAACTAACGCCCAAGAAGGAGAAGGCTCCCACGGAGAGATCTATCCGTAGGAAGGTCAGGGATAAAATGTTCGACCTGTTTCTCAAGCACGGGTTCAAGAAGTTGGAAGAAGAGTTGAAGGAGGCATGTGACGATTCGGCTTTGAAATTTTTTAAGACCTACCTCATGCCCTTTGTCCCCAAAGACAATGCAATTCAGGCCCCCGTGCAGCAAACACCAGCACAAATCTATATCGATATGAGGCCAAATGAGGAAATGGGGCGAGAGCTATAGCGAAGACGGGCTCACACGAAAATACTACAAGCCACACCCTAAGCAAGCGGAGATTCTACAGTCTGACGCTCGCTACCGAATCTTTCTCGGCGGCAAGGGGGCTGGCAAGACAGCATGTAGTGCCCTCTGTCTAGCAAAAGCTATCTCGGAACGTCCTAAAGGGACGTTCCTCATGTCCGCCCCGACTTACAAGACGCTGCAACAGGCTTCTCTTAAAAACTGGTTGGACTTTGTGCAAGGCACCAGCCTCCAAGGAATCTACAAGGCACAAAAACAAGAGTACCATTTGCCCACTGGAGGCGTGATCTATCTAAGATCGCTGGAGAAACCTACGTCGGTCGAGGGAATCCATGTCGATTTTGCCCTCCTGGACGAAGGCTTCAACGTCCCGCTGCGGACTTTCGAAATCGTTCGATCTAGATTAACCAAGCCACACAGCCAACTTTTGGTGACTTCTACGCTCTACAGCAACTTCCCTTGGGTGAAAGACGTTCTTGCAAAGGCCGAGACAGACGAAGACTACTTCTTGGTCAGGTGTCCCAGCATTGAAAATCCCGGTTTCGATAAGCAAGAGTTTGAGCGTCAGCGAAAACTCTTGCCTGAGTACCGATTCAACATAGACTACCTCGGTGTCTGGGCCGAACCAGAGGGGCTAGTCCTGGAGAATTTCACCAGTTGCATTGTTGAAGGTATCGACAAGCTACCGCAGGGAAGTTTATGGGGTGGCATTGACTGGAGCCACGGCGGTAATGACTTCACTTCTATCGTGATCGGCACGTTGGACGCGGACGACGTGTTGTGGGTCTTCTTTGAATTTTACAAGAAGCATCAAGACATTGGGCTTGTTGGCAAGACGCTCAAGGAATTTCAGAGCAATCTATATGAGAGAACAGGGCGAATGCCCGTCTACTTCGCTGACCACAACCCAGGACTGATCCAAGCGATCAAGAATGCTCCGGTGGACGACGAAGACGAGACTCATAGCCTTTCAATTCGGAAAGCTCCCAAGTTTGCGGGTTCTGTTGAGCATGGTTTGAACCTACTCAACGCAAGAATTAGGACAGGAAGACTCAAAGTAGTGAAAGGCCCAGTGAAGGCTCTGATAACAGAAGCTAGTGGTTATCACTATGGAGAGAAAGGCAAGCCAATCGGTGCTGACCATGCTATAGACGCACTCCGCTACATGGTGAGTGGACTGTTCGGCATAAATAAATCGTAAGGAGCTAAATACAAGTATGCAGAATGACGGTGATTTCTCAGTATTAGATCTCTTTGGTGAAAAATCCAAGGACGAAAAGGTTGAAGTAAAGGCGGAACCCAAGCCACAGGTCTTGCCCGACGAAGAGGAACTTGATCGAGAGCAGAAGAAGTGGCTGTGGAATAATTCCTTTAGACGTATCCTATAGGAGGGTAAATGTTTGATTTTTTAAGGCGGTGGTTCGGCCAAAAGGAAGGAGCTTATAAACCCACCTACAATTATGCAAGTCCTTCTCCTGGATTTGGGTACGTGGACGCTTGGGATACGGTTAGAGCCCCAGGTCAGAACGATCTGTTGAAGGAATTTGAAGGCCAGATCTACACGCTTGCGAATTTGAACGCACAAGCGGTCATGCGGGTGAAGCCCAGAGTCTATATCAAGCAGGACTCAGATTCACACGGATTCAAGACAAGGTGGAGTGGTAAGTCAGCAAGCGACTACCCGACGAACCGAATGCAAATGGGTGAGGGCGAAGAACTTGTCGAAGTAACCGACCCAAGCCACCCACTGAACAAGATTCTAAAACGGCCCAACGAATACCAAACAGGGGCCGAGTTTTTTGAAAGCACACAACTAGGGCAGGAATTACAAGGACTCAGTTATTGGTTGCCTACCTACAATGCACTTGGAACTGTTCAAGAATTGATGTTCGTCCCGTCGCAAATGGTGCGACCCTACCGCAATGACGAGCTAGGCCAGATCCAATATTACGAAATAGATTACAAACAGTACGCACCAGACCAAATCTGGCCCATCAAAATGGTCAATCCAATGGACCCGTATGGGCCAAGTGGAGTATCGCCTTTGAGGGCATGTTGGGAACACAACAATATCAGTAACCAGCTTTTGGCACTTGAGTCGGCACTGTCGCGGAATCAAGGTAGACCAGATTTTGTAGTGGCCTGGAAGGACGGCACCGCTCCAAGTCCCCTAGACATTGAAAGATTCGAATCGGCGTTCAACAGCAAATTTAGATACGGCGGTAATGGTCGGGGAGCCTTCATCGGAAGTGACGTGAGTGTTACTCCGCTGAACTTCACTCCGAAAGACATGGAGAGCTTGAAGCTCTATGAGACATTAAAAATCTTGCTTGCAAATGCGTATCAGGTTCCTACTCCACTGATCGACAATGCACAGATCAGTCGATCAAACTTAGAAACCGCCGTGAATCAACATGCAATGCAAGCTATCGTTCCGAGGCTACGACGTTTGGAAGCAACTCTGAATGATAAGTTGGTTCCGATATTTGATCCAACAGGACGAACCATAATACTATATGACGATCCATCAACTATCAGTAAGGAAATAGCAATAAAGGAACAAGAGAGTGCGACCAAAAATGCCGTGTCATTAGTGGTCGGCGGTGTCGCGACCCCTAACGAGGTGCGACACTCACTCCTTGGTCTTCCTCCGATAGAAGGTGGAGATCAACTAGTTGGTCACTTGGTCACAAATGTAGCGGGGGAGGAGACAAATGGCGAACAAACTACGGATAACGAAGTGGAAAGCGAAGGAACTGGAGCGGAAGGTGGAGAGAGTGGAGAGCAAGCGGCTGAATGAGGTCGGTAAAGACCTGTCGCAGAAGATCTCCAAGGCTGCTCCCAGCGAGACAGGAAATTTAAGGAAATCTGTCAGCTACAAGCAAGACGGATTAAAGGTAAACGTAACTATCACAGCCCCGTATTGGCAGTATGTCGAATTTGGCACACGTCGAAGCAGGGCGAAGCCATTTGCTAGACCGACCTACCAGAAGGAAAAGCAACGCATAGCCAAAAAATTAGGAAAACAAATTTTATAGAAGAGGTAAAACATGCCAATTCCAACACCTGAACAAGACGAATCTCGGGACGACTTCGTTCAACGCTGCATGGCGAATCCAAAAATGATCGAGGAATTTCCCGAAGAGTCACAGCGTCTAGCTGTCTGCTCCGCTCAATGGGAAGATCCCCAGGACGAGGAAAAGGCAGAAGATAAAACCGAAGGCAAAGCCTTCTTCAAAGGCATTCTGGCCGAATCCGAAGAAGACGCACTAGAGCTTGTGCAAATGCAGCATGACCTAGAACCACAAGGACTAGGTTTCAAGAGACTCACCACTTTCGGCATCCAAGAAACCAACGAAGAAGAGCGGTGGGACGTAGCGACGATCACCGACGAGTCCGTAGACGAAGACGCTGAGATCGTTAAGTCTAGCGGACTTGATCTAACTAGGTTCCGTAAAAATCCTGTGGTTGTTTTGAATCATGATTACCAAGAGTTGCCAGTTGCCAAAGTGCAGTGGATTAAACAACTCAAACATGAAGTCCGAGCCAAGACGCTATACCCCAAACGACCCAAAGATTTTGAGGGCGAATGGAAGACAGATACCGTCTTTGCTTTAATTAAAAATGGAATCCTGAACGCTAAGTCTATAGGCTTCATAGGGTTAGAGGCACACGAACCAACACGTAAAGAAATCTCAGAAAGGCCCGATCTTAAAGGCGTAAGGAAAATTATCGACAAGGCCCTGCTCTTGGAAGTGAGTTGCGTCACGTTGGGCTGCAATGCCAATGCTCTAGTTACCGCCGTCAGTAAGGGTCTTATCCTACCTCAAGAACTTGAGTCGGTCGGGATCGAACCTCCCGAGATCAAAGAGATCGAAGAGGTGGTCACAGAGATCAAGCATGTAAGACCACGCTATGCAAAATCGTTGAAGCAAATCGAACGTGAGCTTACAGAAATGATTAACGAAAAAGAGATTATGGATCGACTGTTGGGACGACCTTAATGAGTATATGGAACGGCAAGTGGGATTACCACTCACAAGATATGTTTGATGAAAGGACTGATCGTGCGTTGCACGATCAGTCCCTTTTTGCTAGGGACGGTGGGCCACTAGATCCCGACAGTGAAAGAGTCGTCTATATCAAGAAGATCTTCGACTGGTTCAAGGGTAAGAGTTACCTGGAAGTCGGCTGCGGGTTTGGCCGCTGGTCTGACATACTCAAGGACTACTACACCAACTACACAGGTGTCGATCCAACCAAGGCCAGGATTGAGTACGCACTCAAGACCTATGAGACTTCTAGAGCTAAATTTCAACACATAGGCGACGGCTGGAACCTCTACGAGAACTTCGACGTGATCTTCTGCTTTGCTGTGATTCAGCACCTCACCATGCCTGACACGATTGCCTTGTTGAAGTGTATAGTCAAACACATGCACGAAGACACGAAGGTTATCTTGTATGAAGGTCGGCTGGGTTGGTTCACCGAAGAGGAAGCCGAAGAGCTATATGCCTCCGAGAAGTGCAGTAACCACATGATATACAAACCGATTGGGATTTTAGAAATGGAAGTTCCCGAATTGAAGTGGCGGCAGATCAATCCTCTAACTTACGTTTTGGTGAGATCTTGACTACTCCCATTTGGTCACAGATCTTCCAAGCGGTCGAGATTTCGGCCTCTATCTCTTCCCACAGGTGGGCTACCGACTTGATTTCTGGTCGCCATACGTGTTTTATATCATCAAAGATCACGTAGGTTCCACCAAACCAGTTATCATAGTCTAGACACTTTTGGATCTGTTCCCAGTCTTTCTTCGCTCCTTCGTAAGAGTGATCCCCGTCGATCAAGATATAGTCATAGACAGAGCAATCCAGGACGCAATCAACGTCACCAACGATAATGTTGATTCGATCTGCGACACCCATAGCTTCAATAAATTCTCTGTTCTGAGGACGATCAACAATGTCGATAGAATCCAGGTAGGCATTGGGGAAAAACATGGCGAAGGCAACAGCGGAATAACCCGTGCAACGACCTATCTCCAGACCGTATTTGAAGTCGTGTTGGATCAGGAAGTTGTTGAGAGGCTCTCTTCGGTTGGGGTGGATCTTCTTCCCCTTCTCGACAAACTCTCTCAGGTCGTCAGGTAGCTCTTGTATCTTCTGGTCTAATTCATCAAATACGGTCATGATACTTCTCCAAAAACCATGCAAATCTTTCTTCACCTTCTTCGATTATGTGCTTGGCTGGTTCTCTTCTTTTCTTGCTGGCATTTACTGCACCGAGCATATTGGGTTTGATCTGTAGATCATCAATGCCAAAGTGCCTGACGATCCATTGCAGATAATCCATATCACCAAATTTATGGAACTCAACGATAGTCGCTCCACGCTTGATTCCGTCATCAATCATTTTCAGTCCCTCGGCAATCCTCTCAACCGTATAAAGCTGTGGTCTGCGGCTGTAGGAGCTTCTCAGGATCTCCATAGGGTGACGAATAATCATGCCTTTCTTGCTGACCTGTACTTCGTTGAAGAAGAATCTAGGGAACGAATTAACCTCCCCGTAGTGGTCATGGAGCCTCTTGTGGAATTTCTCCACACTGTCGTTACTGCCCCCTGCTTCATGTTTCACCAGCCAAATGCGGCTTCGGTTCATGAGCCTGGAGAGGAAGGTTGTGCCAGATCGGCCTAAGCCTGATATTAGAAAAGTTTCCATACAGTATAGTAGAAAAGCCCGCTGCGAAAGCAGCGGGCTTTTTATCACACGACTCGGGTGGGATTCTAGGGCTTGGTAGCCTCATCAATCGTCCAGCCAGCATTTATTCTATACGACAGCCTGGAATAAGGAATGCCCGTCAGACGGCTCAACTCGGCTACAGTGTACTTGTTCCCCTTGTATGTCACAATTCTACTGCTCCGTCTATTGTTTGCCTGTTCCTTTGCCTCTGCCCACCTACAGTTTCCAGGCTCGTAGTTGCCGTCATTGTCAATACGTTCAATTTGAGCCGTTGGGCTAGGGGCTGTCCCTACGTCGTCAATAAACTCAGTAGCGTCCTTGTAGTCATTCTTAATTCCTCTTCCTCCATACCGCATGTTGCATTTATTTTTGCAGCGAGCAGTCATCGAATAGAAGGTGTGAAATTCTTTAGGATAATCTTTTGCACGATACTTGGGGGGAGGCATGAAAATCTTATCTTTGTCTTCGGGGTGCCTTCTAATCCGTTGATAAAAGCCGTCCACACTAATCTCTAATCTGCTCGCCCATTCTTCGGCAGTCATTTTGAGGCCATTATACTCATAGAGTTTTTCCTCTTTGGGTGGCCCATTTACTGCCTCTTCAACAGAGAATCCGTTTTTAAGACGGTATCGTATTGTAGATCTATGGGTGCCTGATACCTTTTCTAGTTTGTCGATAGTCATGTCTTGACCATCAAAATTGACTTGTTTCTTCTTCTTCTCTTTTGTGGTCAATGCCTTTTCTAGAGGCCAACCATTCTTGAGTCGCCAGTGCAACGCCTTATAGCTGATATTTTTAATCCTGGCCCACTCGGCCATTGTGTGTGTTTTGCCTTCAAATGTGAGGCGAACATTGTTGTGGCGATTGTTTGCTGCTCTTCTGTTTATTGCTCTTCTGTTCATGAGAGTCTCCATTATCTAAGTGTATAAATAATATAGCGATAACGGAGAAAAAAATAAAGCCCGAAAATGCTATATTTTCGGGCTTTTTCTTGTTGTTGTCGTCTAGTTGGACTAGCTAGAAACATCATCCAATTGAATTAGCTCTCCCACTGTAGTCGAGCCATCAGCCAGCGTGATCGTAGAAGCATGTACCGCCGAAAAAGCCTTTCTGGCGACGAGTTTAATGTAGCGTCTTGACTTCAAGAAGCCATAATCGTCACTCATGGAAAGTTCATACTTCATTCGGTCACCGACCATGTAGCCGTTCGCCAAGTTCACCAAGAGAACGTCACCAGCAGTACCAAGAGCGGCACAATGCTCATTGATATAGATTGGAAATCCGAATAGCTCGCGAACCATGCCGGGACTCAGAATTTGAGTTCCACCAGAGTCTTCAAGTTTCAGGAAGTCACCAAATGCTTGGTTTCCAACAACCCATGCCCAGTTACCGGCACTAGAGGCTCTGGCAGCAACCATTGCAACTAGGTCAGCATACTTGACGCGGGAAGCCGTGGTGCGGTTGATAACTTTGGTCGCAGCGTTATCAATAATGTCATCGATAATTCTGTAGTCCATGTAGTTATTGAAAGCACCGACGAAATCACGAACCAAATCTTGCTCGACGTAGACGGAATCCTGACGAAATTCCAATGTCTGAATCGTAACACCTGTGATTCTCTCACTGGTGAGTGTCTTCGTGGCGAAGGCGGGTTCAGTTGCATTAGCGTCGTCGTCTTCCGAGTCCGAAGCGACAAAGATTCCACCGAAGTAAGACGACTTACCGCCTGTTGGAGATACACCAGCTTGATCCAATACAGGAACCTTCTCAGTGTTAGAACTCATGGGGACGATCTTGCATCGACTTTCCAAGTGTTCATTCCAACCTTCGGATCGCAAAACTTCGTCAAGCAATGGCGTGGGCACGACGGCGGTATCAGTACCGACCGAAAGAACCTTACCGTACTTGGCTTCCAGCTTTGGTCTATCCGAGCAGAAGAGCCGAACGAAATCGGGAAGATTCTTCTTCTCGGGCACGACGTTGATAACGGGCTCGCGGGGCTCAACCTTGATCGAGTCAGCGAGTTTATCAACAGCGGCATTAACGCTTTCGTTGATCTTCTTCTGCAACTTTGCAGTGGGATCTTCTTGCTTCTCGGCAAGTTCTGCGTCAATCCACTTCTTGGCTGTATCGCAGTCGATTTCGTAGACTTCTCCAGCCTCATACTCATCGACAGCCTTAGCCATTTTTACAAACATAGTATCCATTACAGAATACCTCCGTAGTTAGAGTTCAAAAGTTGTTAGCCTTCAAATCTCCAAGTAGGTTTGTTCCGCAATGGCTCCACTCGCTAAAGCTGCCAAGGTCGGGCCTTCTCTGATTTGCCTGACTGCTTTTATGTAGTGAGCGATCTAGATTTTTTTTGTTGGATCTGGTATGCTGTTGTTGTGGCCCTAGAAAGAGTTGCTCCTATTCGGAAGCCTTTACTGACATGCCACAAAAGAAGCCTTCCCGGCTTTGCCGGGAAGGCTTTTGTAATGACCAGTGGCAACTGGCCTGTGAGCAACTAGAAAGATCAGTAAAATACCCCCTCCCGAATGGGAGCAAACGGGAAGGGGCGATTCTAAGGATTTCCGATTTTATATAGAGTGAACTCTAAATATTTTCACTCATTGTATTTTCCTTAATGGGAACCTCCTCCGCTTGTAGCGGAGGAGGTTCTTTCTCTTCATCAACGACGACGGAATCACAACAAGCAAATTCCAATGCGGTGGTCAGGTTCGCATACTCTACGAATTTGTAGTTCTCTTTGAAGTATTGGTGAGCGTCAGGGCTAAAGGCATACTCTTCCACGTCCTGGGGTACTATATGAACCACATTGTCAGCTAGATCATAGCAGTGGACAGGGTGTTTATACACCCAACAAATGTAAGTCTCCGTGTTGGTTGCCCCCCAGCAATGCCCAGGCCCACTATCGATACCAACACATACAGAGGCACGGTTGCCAAGTTCTGTAATGATCTGGGCACAGCCACATTGCTTCCAAAGACCCTTCCAGAGGTCATGACTAGCACCAGGACAATAGACTCCTTCCCAATCTATGATCGGGCATTGATTCCGCCACTCCATGATAATGACTGAATATCCGTCATTGAGATACATTTCGGCCAGACAGGCTTCTTCGTATTCGGTGAGGTCTTTGTCTTCTCGGGACGCTGTGCCTCTAGAGTGGATTATCACGTAGGGTTGCGGG